TCAATGGTCAGTTCCACAGGACAGTGATCTGAACCGAATACATCGGTATGGATAGCTGCTCCGGTGAGACTGGAATCCAGCCGTCTGGAAGTGATGAAATAATCGATCCGCCATCCGGCGTTTTTCTCGCGGGCTTTAAAGCGGTAGGACCACCAGGAATAAATGCCCTCGGCATCCGGATAAAAGTAACGGAAGGTATCCGTAAAACCGGCGCTTAAAAGTTCGGTCATTTTTTCCCGTTCTTCATCGGAAAAACCGGCATTTTTGCGGTTGGTCTTTGGATTTTTCAGATCGATCTCCGTGTGTGCAACATTTAAATCGCCGCAGAGAATGACCGGCTTTTTGCTGTCAAGCTGAAGAAGATAAGCGCGGAAAGCATCTTCCCATTCCATGCGGTAGGGAAGCCGCGCCAGTTCATTCTGGGAGTTTGGAGTGTAACAGGTGACAAGATAGAACGTATCATATTCTAGTGTGATCACCCGGCCTTCGGTATCACAGATGGCGGTTCCGATGCCGCGTGTGACGTTAAGTGGTTCTTTTTTGGCAAAAATAGCAGTGCCGGAGTAGCCCTTTTTTTCGGCATAATTCCAGTATTGGTGATAATCCGGCAGATCGAGTGTGATCTGTCCTTCCTGCAGCTTGGATTCCTGGATGCAGAAGAAATCGGCATCTGCGGCACGAAAATAGTCGAGAAATCCTTTTTGTACACAAGCGCGCAGTCCGTTGACATTCCATGAGATGAGTTTCATTGCTGATATCCTCCTAAAGTAGATTTTCCTAAATTATATACATATGTGAGAGAAAGTACAAGTTTGGTTATGGTCTGCAAAGATCGGACCATATGGAAATAATGTTAAAAAAATACTTGACGCATGGCTTGGCCTATGGTAGTATAATACACGGTTCGTTGGTCAAGCGGTTAAGACGCCGCCCTCTCACGGCGGAAACACGGGTTCGATTCCCGTACGGACTGTTTTAAAAGTCGCATAAACACTGTGTTTGCGGCGTCTTAAAAAAATTGGTACTCAAAATGGTACTCAAAAATTGAACACAAAAGAAAGGAGTCTGCGCAAGTGCTTTAGATTCTTTTCTGAAAATGGTAAACTTGGAACGCTGTGGCGTTCTTTTTTTATGCGGTTTTTCTGCTTATTTTTTGCGGAAGAACCGTATTTTTTTATGCAAAAATATAAGCATAGGAGGGATGCGGAATGTTATTTACAGATGAAATTCTTGAAAAAATCTTAACAAGAGAAGATGTGTCAAAGGTTCCGCTTGTGTATCAGTCAGCAATGATTCACGCAATCAAGGAAGTGTTGGAGGAAGAGAATGTATCAGATGCAAAATCAGAATATGGCATTTAACCCAAACCCAAGCTATGCCGCTTATCAATACAACCCAATGCAGAGATTTCAACAACCAGAGCCACAGATTCCGCAGATGCAACCGCAGTTTCTTGGAATCCAAGGAAAAGTAGTGCAGTCGGAATCAGCGATCATGGCGAATGATGTACCTATGGATGGAAGTGTTGCGTTTTTCCCGATGCAGGACATGAGCGCAATCGTAGCAAAACAATGGGATGCCAATGGAACAATAAGAAAGACCGTTTACAAGCCTTTAAATGAGCAGATGGCAGATTATTCAAGTGATGATAAAAAAATCGAAATAGGGCTGTCTGACGATGCGACAAAGGCTATTACTGACAAATTGGATTGTTTGTTTGGAAAAATGGAAGAGTTGGAAGATAAGTTATCTTCGCAAACGCAAAGAAAATCTTCGCGGACACAAAAGGAGAGTGAGTCTTAATGAATCCTATGCAGATGTTACAGGGAATGAAAAACCCGCAGCAGTTTTTACAACAAATGATGGGGAATAACAGCGTAATGAGTAACCCCATGGCTAGAAATGCTATGCAGATGGCACAGAAGGGGGATTCCAAGGGCATCGAGCAGATGGCTAGGAATTTGTGCAAAGAAAAGGGAATTGACGCAGATAAGGCTTTTGAGTCGTTTAAAAGCCAATTAGGAATGTGATACTAATTCTTGCAAGATTATGTATATAAAAAATGAATTATGGAGGTAAATTCTATGTTTAACACAGGTAATTGTGCATCCGTTCCGCTTGTTGCGAACATTGACGGAAACGGAAATAACAACGGATGGGGCGCAGAAGGCTCATGGTTATGGTTCATTATCGTTATCTTTGCCATTTTCGGATGGGGCGGATTCGGTAACGGATTCGGAGGAAACGGAATGAATGGTGGTGTTGGAAGCGAAATCCAGCGTGGATTTGATAATCAGGCGGTTGTGTCAAAACTTGACGGAATCACAAACGGACTTTGTGACGGATTCTATGCTGTGCAAACCGGCATGAACGGCATCAACACAAACATTTTGCAGACCGGATTCGGCATTCAGCAGGCTATCAATGCTGATACAGTCGCTAATATGCAGAATACAAATGCATTACAGTCACAGCTTGCTAACTGTTGCTGCGAAACAAGAGAAGCTATCCAAGGCGTAAACTACAACATGGCAACTAACACTTGCGCATTGCAGAACACCATGAACAGCAACACGAGAGACATTATCGACAGTCAGAACGCAGGAACACGCGCTATTCTTGATTATCTCTGCAATGAAAAAATTTCTTCCTTACAGGCAGAAAATAATGATCTGCGCAGAGCGGCTTCACAGGATCGTCAGAGTGCACTACTTACAACTCAGATGGCAGCTCAGACACAGCAGATTATCAATGCTGTAAATCCGCCTGCTATTCCGGCATATGTTGTGCCTAATCCAAATGCTTATGCATATGGATGCGCATGCAACACAGGATGTGGCTGCTAAAACTGAATAATTGAGTATCTTAATTGAGTTAACTCAATCTAAACCGATTAAAAACCGTTTTTTAGTCCAAGTTTAGTTCAAGTTTAGTCCAAGAGTTAGTCGAGATTATGTCTGCTAAGCAGTATTACTTATAACCAAAGGGCAGACTATAATGTTTGCCCTTATTTTTATGAAAGAGAGGTAAAAATAATGGAAGTAACAGGAATTGCATTACAAACCGTTGCTGCTGGAGAAGATGTTGCATTTACAGAAACAGCAGTAAACGGAACAAAATGTATCGTACACAGACAGGGAAGCGGAATTATCAAGTTAAGAGGTATCACCAATCAGTGCAAGGCCAGATTTTTGGTATCGTATTCCGGAAACATTCAGATCCCGACAGGCGGCACAGTCGGAGAGATTTCGCTTGCAATCGCGGTTGATGGAGAGCCTTTGCAGTCAACAAAAATGATCGTAACGCCAGCCGCAGTTGAGAATTTATTTAACGTTTCGGCTCAGGCATACGTTGATGTACCTTGTGGCTGTTGCAGTACAGTAGCGGTGCAGAATACATCTACACAGGCTATTGAAGTACAGAACAGTAATTTGATTGCAGTAAGGGAGGCTTGATATTATGCATAAGTTTGCGAAACAGATTATGGATTGCGTGAAAGCCCACGTTGACGGCATCGGAATTGAGAATTTTGAGGGTCAAAACCTTGATGATCTCAAGGATTGGACGGAGATTGCAAAGAATATCGTATGCTTTGACAAAGACTATAACATTGTTGAAGCCATGAAAAAGTCTGAAGATGAAGAAATCATGCGCATGGTGGAAGAATTTGGGGATTATCCGGGAAGAAGATACTACAATGAGTACCGGTACTCAAATGGCAGATTCGCACCGAAAGGACGCGGAACACGCAGAGGATATGTAGAACCGCCATATTATCATCAGATGCCGGAAGATTACCACGAATGGGAGAGAATGCCGGAATACGACCGAATGAGAGACCTTGACAGAATGAGTATGGGAAAGATGTATTATTCAGAGCCTATGAGCGGAAATAATGGCATGAGTACCGGTACTCACGATGCAAGAGAGGGCAGAGCCGGTATGAGTCGGAGAAGTTACATGGAGACAAAGGAAATGCATAACGGAAATTCACCGGAAGATAAGGACGCAAAGATGAAAGAACTCGAAAAGTACATGAAATCTCTTTCGGAAGATGTGACCGAACTGTTTTCCGGTATGTCCCCAGAAGAGAAACAGTTAACCAAGACAAAGCTGGCTACGCTTGTCACGAAAATGTAATAGAGAGGGCATTTTGCCCTCTTTGTTTGCGAGGTGGTAAATTGTTCACAATAAACAACGAAATGTGGAATTTGGTCAAAGTATCGCGTTACAGCGATATGCTACAGAGAAGTGATGGAAGCAGAACGGTAGGAATGACCGACAGGGACACGAAAACGATATATCTTGCGGATGATCTACGCGGAAGATTCCTTGACCGTGTGTTATGCCACGAATTGTGTCATGCGTTCTGTCTTTCGTATAATGTATACATGGATATTGACACAGAGGAAATTGTAGCAGACTTTTTGGCTACATACGGAAGAGAAGTATTTGAAATAGCGGACAGACTATTGATTGAACTTATGGAGGTTGTTGCATAATGGATAAAATTTCAGAACTCTTGCAGTACGTGCACCGGACGAATCCGGAAATGACTAGGGAAAAGCTGATAGAAGAGCTGAGTAAAAGTGACTATGCGGCTCGGTCTTTGATTTTTACGAAAGAAAACATCGTTGCGCTAGGGCAAAAATAAATCCGGCGGTTAGGCGGGTTTTTGATGAAAGAAAATTTTTTCCGCGCCCCAAAAAATATTTCGTAATTTTTTTGTACCCCCCTGGGGTAGCGTTTTTGGGGTCGAGATTCCATTTTCACGGATTTCCAAAAACGTGTAACAAACGTGCAATTATCTGCGGCATTCCGCAAATAACACAAATACACTATATGTTATGCCATATATAGATAATGCACCGATGATATTTGATAATATCACAGATCACAGGCAAACGCCAGAAGACGCTTGCCCGGATATAGTTACAATCTAGCATAGACCGCATTTTACCACTTGTCAAGATAGTTTTTCCCATCGTATCGGCTGTAAGTGCGTGTTATGTTTTCCGGTCTTTGCGTGATCTGTAACCAGTCACCGCCACGCTGCGCGGTTATTTTGATTTTTGCAGACTCCACCCATTCCACGCCCTCAAACTTTGAGTAGCCGCACATTTTGCCGGATATTTCCAGATAACCAAGGGCAGACACCCGGCGCATGATTTCCCTTTTTCCGATATACTCATATTTTCCCATCTTTCCCACCTCCTTATATTGTGTTTATTTGTCAATTTGCGCATGGAAACCGATTTCCATGTAGTCCGCGCTCCCGGAATCGAACCGGAACGGATGCACCAAACACGCGAAATAGGGCGGAAGAGTACCGCCTTAAATTACAACAAAATCCCCTTGAAATCCTGTTGTTATAATCATTTTTCCGTCAGATCTGCGGTACACAACGCCGCAACCGTCCGCAAAAGTTGACCATACAATCCATCCGGGCGGTGTAAGTTTTTCCCCGGTCTTATAATCCCGGAATGAGTAACGCGGAATAACGCCGCTTTTTTCTTGATCTAGCGCGTTGTTAATTGCTTGCGATTCTGTTACGATCTGCACACCTTTTCCCGTGTGCAAAATATATCTTTCTTCCATTTCTTATACCTCTTTCCTTTTATTTGCTCATTTTTGAGTAAAAACCGCCGCCGGTAGTGATCCGGCGTGCATCCTCTGCGGCGGCTAATGTTTATAATGCTTTCTTTGATTTGTAGCTTGCACTTGATAAGTTACCCATCTGCAATTAGACGGCTCATAATTTCCAAATGGATTTATGTGGTCAATAGTAAGATCGTCTGAATAACCGTTATTTATAGACCAATCATAAAAAGTTGAAAAGCTATTCCGCCATTCGTTGCAAATTGAAACACCTTTCGCACCATAATATTTATAATTTGGTGAATTCTTGTTGCAACATCTGCTTTTCATGTTTCGCCATATTCTGCAAAGCCTTGTATTTGATAAATGGTGGTGTTCGAGTTTGTATCCCGAGCAACCGCAAGAAGTTATTTCACCACTTTTTAGCCTTCCTGATTCTACATCTCTATATTTTCCACATTTGCATATGCAATGATAAATAACATGTTTATTTTTATTTGGTAATCTTTCTAATACCGTTAAATCGCCGAACTTTTTACCTGTTAAATCTAAAAAATTGTTTTTGCCCCTCAAGCATCCGCAACTTTTCTTTTCGCCTTTAATCAATGCACTTCTATTTGCGAGCGTAGTATTTCCACATTCGCAAGAACATAAATAGACCTTTTTAGCTCTTTTGTAGTTCGGATTAATTCCATTGTAAGATATTACTGTCAAAAGTCCGTAATGTTTTCCGATTATGTCGTTTGTTTTATCTTTTTTCAATATATTCACCTCCGCGTGTATAAAAAGCCGGGGAATTGAACCCCGGTAAACGCCGCCGCTTGCCTAGATTTAAGGTTTAAAAAATTTTGCGATCTATTTCTGTTTCTTCAAACGTCTCATACAAATGTGCCACTTCGGAAAATTGTTTCTTTGCGATTTTACAAGCCCTTGCGTATGCCGAACGGTCATTTGCGGCTTCAACGAAATCTGTATCTCCGTTATTCATTTCAAAGTAGTATGTTTTCATGCGATCAACCTTCCTTTATTCAAAAATGAACCCGTAGCCGCTAGTCTGTGCGGCTTTCTGAAATTCTTCTTTTCCGTACTTTTGATACATCTTTTCAAGGCTTGCTGAAATGTCAAACCCTGCAAGTTTTAACTCAAACAGTATTTGTATTTTGTCGTCCATGTTTCCCCTTTCTGGTCTGCCATCATCAGAGCCGGGCGACCATCCCACGGCTGACGCTCCAGATCGGAGCGTTTCGGCTATTGCTGACTATTTAATTCAATGCATTTACGGTTACAATCCTCGATTGATCCGGTAAATACGATTTTGCCGTTTCCGTTGATTTTTTCGACAACGCAAAAGCCGAAAAAATCGTTATAAGTAATATAGTATTCTGCCATGTTCTATACCTCATCAATATATATTCTTTCTTCTGATCCGGTTTCCTCATCTTCATAAATTCCATTGAAATTATCAAACCATCTTTCGGCTGCGTTGTGGCTGTATGTCTCGCCGCCAAGAAGAACGCGCCCGGTTTCTGTTATAAGTCTATATTTCTTTTCCATGTTATTTTCCTCGCTTTCTGTGCTTTATTTGATACTTGTATTATACAGAAATTAGGCACTAATGTATATAGGCAAAACATACAAAATTAAGCACTAATATCATATTAGAAATTATGCATTATTATTAAGCACTAATTAAGTATTGACAATTAAGCACTAACTATATATAATGTAAGAAAAAATACGGAGGTGTAGAAAGATGGACGAAAACACAAAAGCGGAAAAGAACAGGCAAGCGGTAAAGAAATGCATGAGCAATAAAGATAGGATAAACATTATATTGCCACTTGGAACAATAGAGAGAATCAACTCATACGGACTAAAAACAAGCGCATTTGCTAGGGAGTTAATTCTTGCGGAGCTTGATAAAATGGATAGAATGAAAAAATAATAAATTAAGCACTAATTAAGTATTGACAATTAAGCACTAACTATATATAATGTAATCAGATCAAAGAAATAGAGCAAAGGCGAAAGCCAAGAAAGGGGAACAACGTATGTTAAAATTAGAAAATCTGAAGAGGAAGAAGGAGAACGGAATGACCTTGTATTTTTATGCGGGGTTGGGTTGGGTAACCGCAGAACGGTTGAGTCAGCCGGACGTTGCAGAGAACGAAGCAGTCAAAGATTTTGATTGCAATCCGGAAAATTCCAGAAAGTGCTCCGACTGCCCGCACAACCGAAATTTTTCGGATTGGCAAGACAAATTGCCGTGCGGTCAATGGCACTGCTGGGTTGACGTAACTTACCAGAAAGGAGAAACGAGATATGAAAATTAACGGAATCGGAACAATTAGCAAAGACAAGGCTATGGAGATTTTGACAAGAGAAGGACGCGAGGCTGTAAAAGCCGGAGAGATCACAGCAGAAGAGCTTGGCGAAATGTACAAGCTCGAAATGGTCAAGAGATCATCCAAGATCGGACGGAACAGCGATACATTCCGGGAATCGTATAAGTGGATTCCGGAAGAATTGAGAGAAGAACTTACACCGGAACAACTTGGAAGGCTCACAGATGCATTTCATGAGTGCTACGGGGCAGGAAAGAACGCATAAGAAAGGAAAGGAAAACGCCATGAAAAAATTTGAAATCGGGAAATATTACGCACCAGCAACATCGCCAAGCATTGAACCGCTAAAGTGCATTAAGGTAACTAATTGTTACGTTTGGTTTTATGACGATGAAAAAGGGTGCGAGGTGAAAGCGAAAAAAGAAGTGGGGGCTCACTTTAACGGAAAGGGCGTGGAAAAGTTTGAGCAGACTAAGATATACGGATATTTAACAAGAGCCATTGACAACTAAGGCGCATGGGAAAATAGGAGGTTATAAATATGGCGTTTACAAACAAACAAGGAATAAAAATCAGTTTTGAGTGCTCAAAACTGATAGGAGAATTAAAGGAAGATATTGCAGAATTTGGCGGCGATAAGATCGTAGCGGTTTGGTGCAAAGATAATTCAGGAGTTACGATTTATACAAATTATGATTTTATTGATAAAGATCAGCCAATAACAGAGAATGAACTACAGGATGATGAATACATCCGGAAAATGACAATGAATGCATTGCTAATTCTTCTGGAAAAGCAAAATGAAATATTATAGAAGCAAGGAAGAACGAATAGAACAGAAATAGAGGAAAACATAATGAAGAACTACAAAGAGTACGAGAAAAGGTTTATAGGGGCAAGCGATATTGCGGCATTGATACTTGTTGGATGCGACGAAAACGGATTGAAAACAAGCACTCTTGATTTTGGCGAAGACGGAAGTTATATGGCATACGTCGTTGACGAGGACGCGGAGATAGGTGCACATTATAAAAAAGTCGCTGATTTTAAGCACTGGCTCAAGATTTATGATGACGATGAATTGACATACCGGATTAATGCACAGGAGATAAATATATATCGCGCCGGAGATTTTGGCTGTATCATACAAACAATCTGAAAACATTAAAAAAGAAATCGAGTGGGAAAGATTAAGAATCTGACCCACTCATTTTCATCACTGAGAATATAATTATTTCAATCCTTGTATCTGGGGAATTGCTCCAGATACCACGCGCAGAGCATCCACTGCACGCGACACAAAAACATAAATTAAATGTTTTTCTTTTACTAAAAAGGCTATTGTTTCAATCCGTGGTCGCCGGGATCGCTGGCGGCACCACAACGGCAAGCATCCATGCCGTGCGACATATCTATAGTCTATCATCAGATCGGACAAAATGCAAGTAAATATTTTCAAACAAAGGGCAGCTTTTCCGGCTGCCTTTTCTTTTTGCCATGTCCAAAATCAGCAACGCGCCCGGGCATATCTTACAAAATCTCCGAAAAACCGTAAACAAACTATAAAACTTTTCTTAAATTTTTATAAACAAGGCTAGGTTCATTAGGTCTTTGACAAGTTCCAAAATGATAGAATAGTATCAGTTTTTACAAAAAATCGTCTGACAATCGTATGACATAAGGCGACACAATCGTCTGACGTCGCTTTTTCAGAACTATGTTTCTCTTTCTCTCTCTTTTTCTTAATCTTTTAGATTAATAATAATACACTGTATCTAAAGCCTATAGGTTGTAGAGTAAGTGTATATCCGCATATGCGCGCAGTGTAAGTATATAATACCACCGTAAAAAAATAAGTCTTGACTTTAAACCCGAAAATAGTGTATACCAAAAGCAGAGAGATTAAACAGAACGGAGGTGTGAATATATGCAGGATGTAAAGAGTGTAGAGAATGTAGATCTTACAACCCTTATAGTGGATCTAGGTACAGTACAAATATACACATCAACTGTACAAGATTTAATAGACAACGCTTGTATAGAATTTCACATCGAAGATTTACTAAAAGCTGGACAGAGACAATGGAAAGCTGTTATGCAGTATGTTGGTATGCATCTATTCCCTGATACAAAAGTATTAAAGGACAAGAGTTTAAGCCCCCTTGGTAATGCAACTATACCGACTAACTGCAATAGATACGATAGAGAGGTATTATATAAGCTTTGTGATTATTATATATATATCTCCAATGTGTATAGCAAGTTGGTGAGTACAGTAGCATTCAGCTATTTTTGTAATATACCCACTACAACATTTGACCTATGGAAAGACGAGGAACCAAGTTCAGTGGCTTTTAAGATTTGGCAAAAATTGCAACGATCACGCAAGGATTGTATACTAGATCGTGCGTATGACTCCAACAGCCCCGTAGGCACTATGTTCGTGGGTAATAACGAGTTCGGCATGAACCAGCCCGGCATTGGAGATAATGCCACCCAGCGCAAGGCAATCACAGCGCAGGAGCTGCCAAGATTGGACGAGAAAAAGAGTCAAGAATTGCACGCAATTGATACACAATTTGTCGGTGTGGCTGCAAATAATACAGTTTAAATTGTGTGCGGTTATTCTACAATTCACAAATGCAGTAATATCAAGGGTTGTAGCGCTTTAACTATTCGTGAACTATTCGGAAAAGTTAGGTTTTGCGAATAGTTGCAAGGGTGTGACGTGAATTGTATTAAAACAATTTGATTTTCACACAATGACAACAAAACGAAACGGAAAATATTTTATATTTCCATGTTTGCAAGAAAAGGATGGGGAGGGGGTCTAACAGAAAGGACCACCGGGCGGCTACTAAGTCCCTTAAATACCTCAAAAAATAAAAAGTCTTATTCAGACAAAGGAGCATACATGAATCCAATGAAAATTACAGAGCCAATAGATTCTACAGACTCAGAAGAATTTCAAGAAGAGGTAAATAGAATGATAAAGTCTCTATCCGAGTCTTACGAGGTAGTAGACATTAAATATTCTACACACGTATTCAATGGCTGGAAGAGAGGTTATAGCGCAATAGTGCTTTACCGATAGCAATAAAAAGCCACTTACAATAACACCCATTGACTTTCACTGTAAATAGGCTATAATAAATTTATAACAATTCACTTTCACGTTGCGAATCGCAACTAAATTTCCAAAAATTTTTTAAAAACAAAAAAGAGTGTTTCGGACAGGAGAATGATATATGACCGGAAATGAGTATCAGGCATTAGCCATGCGGACAAATGATCGCAAGGCGACAGAAAGAATTTCGGATAAACTTGATTTGCTTAAATCTTGCAAGAAGAACAATATCGCATCGTTGCAAGATTACGACCTTGGCGGCATCTTTAATGCTTGCCTTGGACTATCCGGTGAAGTTGGAGAATTCAACGACATAATTAAAAAATGGATTTTCCATGAGAAACAGCTTAATATTGACCACGCAAAGAAAGAAGCTGGAGATATTTGTTGGTATCTTGCAATGCTTTGCGAATCCTTCGGCTGGAGCTTGGATGAAATCATGCAAATGAACGTAGACAAGCTTAAGGCACGTTATCCGGAAGGGTTTGACATTGAAAGGGCAAACCACAGAGCGGAAGGTGATGTTTAATGGCAAGATGCAGCAATGAGTTGATGAAAACCGAGTATTCCGAAACCTTTGATGAAAAACGCAAAGGTTTGATTGAGCAGTCGTATTACAAATACGGACCGGCAAGAATGAACTTCTCCACAGGGAATGTGGATGCAATCGAAAGTTTGAAAATGTGCCTTGCCAAGTTTGAAGAGACCGGAAATCTTGAATATCTGTGTGACGTTGCGAATTATGCTATGTTCCGGTTCATGTTTCCACAACAGGGCGAATATTTCAAACATACGAATTCTGATGAATCTGCTGGGCTTTTTGGCATGAGCGTAAATGAAATGGAACGATTCAAACAGGAACACAGCTTTGAGGATGGGGGATATTGATATGATTTTAAATATAATCGCTACGGCGATAGATGCCCTTGTAATACTTGGACTTATGGGAGGACAGGTAAAGCAGACAGACAATTCAAACGCAATGGGGTATTTGCTTTCATACGCGATTTTTGCAATGAATATTATGGTCATTTGGAAATGATGGGCTATCGCCAAACGGTAAGGCACAGGATTTTGATTCCTGTATTCCCGGGTTCGAATCCCGGTAGCCTAATTGGTTGCATGCTGACGTTTCATGTAGCCACGTATGTTTTTCATATGTACTTGAACCCTTGGTTGAGTGATTCAAGCATTTGGGTTCCTCCTTTCGCCACTAGGACGATTCTGTTAAGGACGGTGCGAGACCGTCCGGTGGCTTTCTATCATGCGTCTGCCAAAGGCACATGATCGTGTAACGCATAGCACGTAAAACATATTGCTAACCGTCTTGTGGCGGTTTTCGGGGATGGTAAGAAA